GGCAAGCGCTTCGAGCCGAATCCCCTGCCGGACGGGCAGGACAAGACCGTGACCCGCGAGCAGTTCCAGAAGATGGATTACAGCCAGCGGCTGAATCTGAAGAACACCAATCCGGAGGCTTATAAGAAGCTGACGGGGCACTAATACAGAGAGGTAGCAAAATGGCAAGAACAGGCTCTTTTGGCGGCTTCCCTTTTGACGAGGAAGTCTTTACTCAGTACATTCAGGAAAAACAGTTCTGGAAGAATGAGATCATCTCTTCCGGTATCATCCAGCAGGATCAGTCTATCATGGACGCCATCGGCCCCCAGGGCAACGTGGCGACGATCCCTTTCTATACTCCCCTTAACGTCGAAGACACCGGCATGGACGCCCTTAACAACGACGGCCTGACAAACAACGCCCCCGTTGAGATCTCGGGCAACAAGCAGACGGTCATGCTGATCCAGAGGATGAAGGCCTTCAAGGCGAAGGACTTCACCAAGGAGCTGACCGGCGCTGATCCGCTGGGCTTCATCGCTTCCAGCGTAGCGAATTATTATTCCCAGGTATGGGAGAAGGAACTCATGAACATCGCGGGCACCGTTCTGGGCCTTACCGGTCTGTCCGGCCATGTAACTGACATCTGCGCGTCCGGTTCTACAGTAGGCGACGGCAACGTTGTCAGTGCCACCACACTGATCGACGCAGAGCAGGCGGCTCTTGGCGATATGGCCGGTCAGCTTGGCCTGCTGGTCATGCACTCCAAGATCTTTGCAGCCTATAAGAAGCTGGAACTGGTAGATTACGACGTCCACACCGTGGCCGGCGCTCTGACCAGGGAAGTCTCCCTGCCTATGATCGGCGGCAAGCATGTCCTGGTAACAGATCTGCGCACGGTCGACACGAGCGGCACCCTGCCCGTATACAAGACCTTCCTGTTCGGTGAAGGTGCGTTCCTGTCTGCGGACAAGACCAACTACGAGCACCCTTACGAGACCGACTATGATCCCGAGACTGCTGCCGGCACAGAGAAGCTGTACACCAAGCAGGGCAAGGTCCTCCATCCCAACGGCCTGTCTCTGGCGGTCGACAACATCGCCAAGGAATCCCCCACCTTCGCAGAGCTGGGCACAGCCGCGAACTGGGCGCTCAAATTCAACCACAAGAACGTCCGCATGGGCCTGATCAAGTCCAACGGCTGATAACCCTGCGGCATAAAGGAGCAGCACATGACATTCACCATCATCGACGGCCTGCCGTATTATGTAGCGCCTGATGGCGCTGTATTTACAGTCTCCCTGGGGGACCGGTCCTTCACGATCGGCCCCCGGACGAACAAGAAGCCGGCAGGCCTGCTGAGCGAGGTATCGGTACGGGCAAAGGCCGGGAAGGCGTCGAGCATCCCGGCCAGGACCGACAGGAAGAGAGGTAAACCCCATGCTGATGACACCTGAAGATCTGATCCTGGCCGACGACAGCACCTTCGAAAGCATGTCTTACGCGGAGCTGACGGCGCTCATCGCCAGCGTCGAATCGGCGATAAGATCTTATACGAATAACAGGTTCCAGGTCCGCAGGGCGCGCATGGGGGCGTCCAGCAACGGCCCTGTGCTGGCCCTGACAGAAGGCACACTGGAGTTCTTCCGGCCCGGAGACACGGTCCAGATCACAGAGACAGGCGTCAACGACGGCCTGTATGTCATCGAGGCCGTGGACGCAGAGGCTGGTACGGTGACCGTGGACAGCGACCTCTTTGCGCTGGACTGGAATCTTGTGACAAAGGTCCAGTACCCAAAGGACGTCATTGCCGGCGCGGTCCGCATGATGAACTGGATGGTGACCATGGGGGATAAAACGGGCGTCGCGTCCGAGACCCTGTCCAGACACACGGTCACCTATGCAGGCGTGGACGCGTCCAACACGGTCATGGGCTATCCTGTATCCCTCCTGGGATTCCTGGGGCCTTACCGGAAAGCGAGGTTCTGACATGAAGAAGGTTCACGGCAATAAGACGGCCGTCCTGCAGACCTATTCCGGTGAGACCAACAGCATCGGGGAATCCACCGGGACATGGACAGACATCGCCCGGCTGACCGGCTGGCTCGACTATCAGTCCGGATCCGCCGGCAGACAGCAGAGGTCGGCCATGGTCGAGGACTCCACGCACATCTGGATCTGCGATTATGACCAGACCGCTGCAGAGGCGGACGCTGAGACCTGCAGGATGAGCATCGACGGCAGGATCTATGACGTCCTGCTGATCGACGATCCCATGGGGATGCACTACCACCTGGAGATCTATCTCAAGTACGTAGGAGGGCAGTGACATGGGCAGCAACATCCAGTTCACCAACGATTCTGTCAAGGTCGCCCGGGCCCTGGAAGAGCGCCTGAGGTCGGCCATGGAAGAGGTCGGCGGCGAGCTGACCAGCCAGACCCAGACCGCCTCCCGCGTGGATACCGGGCAGACAAAGGGGTCGTACACCTACAAGGTCGACTCTTCCGGCAAGGAAGTATCTGCTACAGTTGGCTCTGACCATATCAATGCGATCTATGAGGAGTTCGGCACCGGAGAATATGCCGTCAAAGGCGACGGACGGAAAGACCCCTGGACGTACAAGGGCAGGGACGGGAAATTCCACAGGACGCGGGGCAAGACCCCTAACAAGCCCATGGAGAAAGCCTTCCTGGCTTCCCGCGCCCGGATCATCAAACGGATAGAGTCTATCCTGAGAGGACTGACATGAACAAATTACTGGCGGTCATATCTGAGGTCATGGCCGAGAACGGGATCAACTATCAGTACGGTGACTATCGCGGCAAGGTCAGGTACCCTTACGTCGTAGGGGAGTATAACGAGACCTATTTTGCCTATGAAGACAACCATTCCAGCGGATACCTGACGCTCCACGCGTGGAGCCGGGGAGAAGGCGCCCGCCTGCAGCTGACACAGCTGGCAGACACTATCAAGGCAGCCTTCGACGACCTGCAGGTGGTCCGTGACGGGGAGTGCTTCCACGTTTTCTACAACACCATGCAGTGGATCCCGACCGGCGATGACGACCTTGACCGCATCGACGTTTCCCTTTTGACCAATATCTGGAAAGGATAAAAGAAACAATGGCACTTAAAAAACATGGTATTACAACCGAGACAGTATCGAACATGGTGCTGGGCGCCGGTGTCATCTACAAGAATCTGGCTTATGCAAGCTCAGAGTGGACCGGCGAAGTGATCGGCGCCACATCCGGCGGCATTACCTTCCATCATGAGATCAACTGGCTTGAGATCGAAGTCGACGGAGCCACCGTTCTGGTCAAGGGCGTATCCCGCCAGAAGGTCGGCGAGTCCGCTTATCTGGAAGGCCAGCTGACAGAGGTCACGCCCTTTGCCCTGACAAAGGCCATGCACCTTGTGGAAGATACAGAGAACAGCGTGGCGGGCTATAAGAAGTATGTCTCCCAGAGCTCCGGAGCACTGGAAGACGACTATATCGACAACGTAGCCTATGTAGGGACCCTTTCAGACGGCAGGAACGTGATCATCATCCTGCCTAACGCTGTCTGCCTGGAGGCAGTGGAGCTCAACCCCCAGAACGCGTCTCAGATGACCTACGCTGTGCGCTTCGAGTGCACCGCTGATCTGGCTAACGACACCCTGGACAAGCTGGACATCGAGTTCTACTACCCTAACGCCACCACAACTGGAACCACCACAACACACTGATCATCACGATTTTAAAGGAGACAGTTAATGATCAGATATAAAGACCTGACTTTTGACGATGTGTTCAACTTTGCGGACGTCTTGGGAGCCATCGGCACCGACCAGCTGGCAGGCGTCTTCAACGCTGACGAGATCAGCGCCATGAGGTCCGGCGGCAAGGCCTTCAAAGCGATCGGCACCGTGCTGGCCATGAAGGCTGCTGCCGTGCTGGCAAAGAACTTCGGCCCGGCGAGGGACCAGATATACCGCTTCCTGGCGGGCTGTACAATCCATTCAGACGGACGGCCCGTCACTGTGGACGAACTGAAAGTCCTGAAGATCCGCGAGGCACTCGACCTTGTAAAAGGTTTTGCGGACCTCCCTGACCTTCAGGATTTTTTTACGCAGGCAGCCGAGTTCACCGGCACGGGACAGAAACCTTCCGGGAGCTCTGCTACCGGCGATACGCCAGACCAGACATCTACTTTAACTCTTGTCTCAGACAGGGAAAGCTGAGCCGGGCCATTGACGCCATAGCGGAGGCCGTCAATACGGAGAAGGACTGGGAGTTCTATGTGGCTCTGATATCCAATCCGTTTGCCAAAA